TTTCCGTGCACGTGGAGGCAGCCCACGGCTTTCCGGTTGTCTTGGCTGTTCCTTCGGCCCAGACCATATGCCCGTGCGAGCATTGTGGCGCTTCAGCTACTAATTGACCGCCTAGGTTTGATGCAATATCGGTTATAGCTGTGGCCATTGTAGGAATGTCCTCGATGGCAGCCTTCGTGCTCCACGGGTCAGAATCAGCCGGTAGGACCTCAACCTTTTCCATATCCTGACGTGTAGGCCGTCCGGCATCGCTAGGACTTAAAAGCCCGATGACACGTCCATAAGCGGAAGTGACAGTATCCTCTACTAGCCAGCGCTTCATATTGTTAGGTAGCGAGGCAACGTTGCCATATGCGTAATCCACGGCACTCGGTACGTGATCTTCGTATTCACGATAGGCCTCGGCCCGGATTAAGATCGTACCCTTGGTTAAATCCATATCCTCGATAATGGCAACAAGTCTGCCTGTCGGATGCTCGGATCGAAAGCGCTTAATCCTGCTATTTACATCCTCGTAATTATCTAAGAATCCCATTAGATTAGCTCCTTATCTTTCAGAGCCTGTGCTATTGCCCGGCCGCGAATAAACCCTTCGCCGTGCCCCTGGCGGTAACCGATTGAATACCCGATCACCATAAACATAAAGCCCATACCGCAAGCGGCAAGGCCTATTAATAGGTCCATACTGTTCATTGTTCGCCCTTTGTTAAGGCCGAGCAGCTACCAAACCGAGTAGCCCTCCCGGCGTTTGTAGTATCAGTATGAGGCCTACCACTGACAAAAGGCAATTACCTGGCTAGGCGTGTCTCCAATAATATTTCGTAGATCTTGTCGATCTTTACGTCCATACGCTCTTGACGGGCCTCTATGTGGTCAATGCGACCGCGTAGGTTATGGCCGCCGTTGCTGTCAGGCTTTAGCTCGGACAGGTAATATTTTACAAAGTGACGGATAAGCCCAGCCCCCAGCCCCAAAATGGTACAACTCCCCAAAGTTATACCGACTACGAGCTGGACTTGTTCCATTACTTCTTGACCCCAAACTGACCTTCGGAAGGTTGAAGCGCTTTAAGTAATGGCCCGATTAGCCCGGCGATAAACGCGTTAGCCAATACTTTCGGATCTGATATACCAGACATATACAGCGCAGCGGCGCTAGCCAGCGCAGCGCGACCGTAGGATTTTGCAGCAGCTATTGCTTGTTCTTTCATTTCGTGCTCCTTAGTGCCCTTAAGGATTTTGGATAACTATAAACCTAAACTCTCGATTAAGGCTTTAGCCTTGGCCGGTGTCACATTGACCTCGAAGTGCATATCGTCCGGACGGCTCTTAAAATCGCCGCCCCATTTGAGGCCGTACTTCTTAGCCAAGGCCCGAATCATTGGCACCTTTTCAGCCGGGAACGTATCAAACTTACCTAGTGGATGCTTCGTCGCATTTAGATCGATGGCCGTCCCGGATGAGTGGCACGATAGTTTGGTTGGATTACCCCTAACCATCCTGTACGCATATGCCCAATCGTCAAACGTACCCTCATCGATCGGCTCGATCAGCTCGTGAAATTCAGCCGCGAAGGCTGCGAGTAGTGGCCCCACGCTCTCAGCACATCGCAGCTTACGATCCGTACCTTTTACAAGGTAGGACTTTATTTTTATAGCTTCCGGATCTTTAGAGGCCGGGTAGCCGTTATAACTAGTCTCCACTTGTAACGCTCGGTGTGGATTGTTCCGCTTTATCTCTGTTGAGATAAGCCTGATAATCAGAATTAGACTCATCTGCTAAGAAAGTAAAAGTTAGTCCACCCTCAGTATAGGAAATGACTTCCTTGCCGTCAGGTGTTGTTTCTACGATGTATTCTCTGGTCATCTTATAACTCCGCACTTAGTCCGAGTGATGCAGAAGCATTGTTTGTGTTAATGCCCTGCGGTCTGCTATTTGTTCCTGAAACTTCTGTATTGTTATACCAAGCAGCGACATTGGCTGATGAATTGTAAAGTGTCAAAGAATTGAAGCCATCTCCGTCTTGCGTTGCATAGTAATTTGTTCCTGTTGTTTGGACAAGCGTTGGATTAGTTCGCATCACTACTGGCATTTGATACAAGCCACGAATTAAAGATGCTGAGTCGTACCATACAAGCGAAATAGGAACGCTGTTACCTGTAGCGATTTGCAAATAATAACGCTGACAAGCGGCTAATTCTCCTTGGATTGTTCCGCCAGCGCGTGAGAAGTTAGTCGCTACTGAACCAATTTCTAACTGTACACCTGTGATTTCAAAGTAATCCGCTGCCCCAGCAGTACCAGTTGGCGCCATAAGGAAGCGTGGGCAAAACTCGGTTACAGTCGAAGCAATCGCCACAGTATGACTATAACGAGTCCAAGTAGTTGTAATCGCTTGATTAACATCTAGTAAAAGATTTATACCTGTGTAAGTTCCTAGAACATTTTGGTCAGTTCCAGTACCAGTATAAATCTGCACACCCATATTGCTACCACCAGGCGAAAAATTAGCGCCTGCGCGAGCATAGTAAGAAAGCGTTACGGTCTTTCCAGCAAAAGGAGTTGAAGTTGCGGTGTCAACATTTTGCATAAAATAAAGAGTATCTGTGCTTGTGTTTCCGCTATCTCTTTGTACGCGAGCAGCATATTGAAATCCTGTCAAACCTGATGTCTGACGGCTTACAGTTCCACCAGTTACAACGCCTCTATAGAAATTCCATCTATCGGTTGTGTAATTCGTTGAAGAATTGGAAGATGCAAAAGAAGTGCCTCTTTGCCAAATGTCAAAGCCACCGTTAATCATTGCGTTCTTACCTGCTGCCATTGCGCCTTGATAACGCAAGCCTGTTGAAGTGGAACTATCTGCTACGAGAGTTTCGCCGTTAGCCCCCACCGCTAGACGTGCCGGGGTATCGGCCGCTGTAGCTGTAATTAAATCGCCCTTTGCATCGACGATCGTATTCTGGATAGCGTTAGCATCGTCGGACGTAACCCAGACGAAGTCCATATCTGTATTTGAGTTCTTGCTTAATACCTGTCCGCTGGTGCCGCCCTTGAGATCGACCAGCGAGGCATCGATAGAATCTCCTAATGCCTCGATAGCCGTAGCTCCATCTTTGACCAGATCGGTCGAAGTTGGAACGGGCCAGTTAAAGTTCGGGGTAACCGTTGCCATTATGTCAAACCTCCAAATGCGTTTTCCCACTCAAGTGTAGCGTTTACACCTGTCCAAATGAGGCTAGGCGGGCTTACTGTGTCCCACTGTGGCGCAACCAGTGAGAAATCTGTAGGGCTGAGCGTGAGCGTAATGTCCACGAATTGAGGCGTGGCACGGATAGCGAAGCCCTCTAAGAATCCATTAAAAGACCCGTTAAACATATTGATGGGTAGGTCATTAATAACGATCGGCTCGCCAAAGAATACGTTAATAAGCTTATTACGCTCGGCATCGGGCAGGTCCGGGTTGTCTAGGCGGAAGGTAATACTTTGTAGCTGCTCGCGTGGGATAGCCCGAAGGCCAAGTTCGCGGTCCATTACATCCTCAACGTCGGTTAAGTTGTGAAGGTTAGAGCTAACGCTGCGCTGGTAGCGGCCGTACGTGGCGATAGAGGCGGCATCCAGGGCTGTGGCCTGGTTGTTGTAATTGTTGCCATAATTGAATACCAGGGAATTGCGAATCTTGCCGATCTGTAAAATAGATTTAACCGTTGTCGGTACTGCGTAATTGGCAGACAGCGTGGTATACCCATTAGCCGATAGGTAAGCCGTACGGTGGTCAGCATCGGCATAGCAGACACGACCAGCCTTATCCTCGTACATATTTCCAAGTGCGCTTTGAGCGATCTGAGCGCAGAGGTTGTAGCTGCTAAACGGATCGGCCGAGCGTGAGATCATCTCATAAAGGCCCGGTTGATCAATCTCACCTAAGCCCACGTTTTCGGCATTGGCCCAAGTGGTCGTAGGGTCGTAATCCTGCCATTGTAAGGCCGGGGCTACCTCATTCCACGAGTTAATTAATAGCTCGTTTAGAATGTCATAAATCTGGTTGCCGTCCTCAGTCTTTGGTAGGGCATCCGGGAACAGGGCCTTGGTCAATTTAGCCAGGGAACCGACGGCCAATATATTACCGATTGTTACAAAGCCCACCTCTTCCGGTGAGCGTACGGATATGCCAAAGTCCGATACGGTGCCACCGAATACGGGTACATACGTGCCTGAGCTGTTCTTTAGCTCTAAAGTCAAAATGTCCGTAACGTCAATATCGAAGGCCGTATTGTTTATGTTTACGATCTCCATACGGGCATAGCCGGCGTTGCACTGCAGATCGATATCATCGCGACCGGTTGCCATATTTACGCTAAGTACGTTGGTGTACACCGTCGTACCGACGGTTATACGCCATTCAGGAAGCCAGGTACTCACGCTACGGTGTAATTCCCGGAGCCGCGATTAACCGCAGTACCTCGATAGGTTGATTGGTTTAGTACATCCTCAACCGCGCGAGCGATAGCCTCGGGATCACCTAAACCGGCTTCGATCTTAATATTATAAGTAGCGGGATATCCTCCGCCGTAATTCATTGTAGGGCTATATCCGCCAAGGTCGCTTTGTTGATCCTCGGTTAAAGTTGGAAATAGATCAAAGATAGTTACATCCTTGCCCAGCTTGCTTGTTGCCTGAGCCATTTTTTCAACGGTATCTATAACGGTCGAGGCTGGAATAATTGAACCTACACCGCTGGAAGTCAAACCGCCTAGATTTCCACCGGTGCCGATCTTTCCTAATAACGCGACATATTCTTGTAATGCCTTCAAGCGCGCATCGTCGGCGGCCTTTTGCGCCTTGGCTACGCGATCGATCATATTTAACTCTTCGGATTCGCGAAGCTTACCAAGGACTGTAGCCGCGTTTGATGTCTTGCTAAGTGAGGCGAGTTTGGCGATTTCGGTAAGTTGGATCTGTACGCGCTCGCTGTAACTCTCCTTGGCAGCCAATTCACCGGCAGCGGTAATGGCAGCGTTGTATTTACCGAACGCAATCTGGCGAGCGTTTTCCTTATCGCCTTCGGCCATCTTAGACTTATCAATCGCCGTTAATTCATTCAATAGCTGCGTATTAATAGCCAATAGCGCGGCATCGCTAATCTGCTTGATTCCAGCCAATTTAGCCAGGTCAGAGTTCTTTTGGAAGGTAGCCAGTTCATTAATCTTTTTGAGCGCCAGTTCGCCGTTCTCGTCCTCGATGGCCATAAGCGCTTCAAGGCGTAACAAGGTCTCCTTGTCGTAGGTTGCCTTTAATGCAGCCGCGATAGATATACGGGTTGTATCAAAGACTGCA